AAAACCCCCCCCCCCCCCCCCCCACCCCATTCCGAATAATCGTCTTCATATCACTCACAGTCAGCTTCCTGTCCAACCTATCAGCAACGGCCAGTTCCTCACCATCATATGGATGTGCAGTCTCACATAGTCCCATTCTTCTTCTCATATGCACCATGTGGTCACGAATTCCATCTAACCACATTGAGGCGTAGTCGTTAAGTCTAAATGTGGGAGACTTAAACCCTTCATATGATCTTGTGATATCAATACACCTCTGATACATCATATAAGTCTCTTGAGCCGCTTCAAGTCTCTCCTGTTCATAGTGATGACCATCCTCGAGCCTTGCATACCACGCATAATGAACGAACGTTGCCCTACCATCTATGACACGAAAGGTCCAATCACCCATAGTGGTCCAATCATTGTCAACCGGGTGTTTCCACCAACGTCCAGGCTGTGTGCCGTCCGTCATTACTGATACCATGTAGCTCCACTATCTTTAAAACCCTTTAGAACTGTACTCTACACAAATGAACTTAATATATCCCAGTAACCCAAAAACCAAATGATTGATAAGATAGACATTGATGTTCTCAAGTGGATCTCAGATCTCCTTGAGAACGATGATTACCTCAATCTTCTATGTGTTTCCCCGGTTATGAATGAAATACTACAAGAGAGAACCGAAGAGAGGAAGAAGCAAGAGGCAAAGAAGAACCAGTTAACCAAACTACTAGATAAGTACCCAGAGAAGCCGTGGGACTGGACCAGATTGAGTCATAACCCTGGTATTACTCCAGAGTATATCGAAGCTCACCCAGAGAAGCCGTGGAACTGGTTTAATTTGAGTCATAACCCCAGTATCACTCCAGAGTTTGTCAAAGCTCACCTGGAGAAGGAGTGGAGCTGGGTGGGGTTGGGTGTCCAACCCCACATCACTCCAGAATTTGCTAAAGTACATCCGGAAATGCCATGGGATTGGCGCATGTTAAGCTATAATCCTAACACCACTCCAGAGTTTGTCATAAATCATCCAGAGTTACCATGGGACTGGTTCTGGTTGAGTCGTAACCCCAACATTACACCAGAGTTTGTCGAAGCTCACCCGGAGAAGGCGTGGAACTGGAATGGGTTGGGCCGTAATTCTGCCATCACTCTAGAGTTTATCGAAGCTCACCCAGAGATACCTTGGGACTGGTGGACATTGAGTCGTAACCCATGTATCACACCAGAATTTGTCGATGCTCACCCTGAGATGCCGTGGGATTGGGATGGGTTGAGGTATAATCCTAATATCACCCCAGAGTTTGTTGAAGCTCACCCGGAAATAAATCAGGCCTGGTATAATTACACTCATAAACCCAAAATCACTCTAGAGTTCATCACTTCCCACCCAGAGAAGCTATGGAGTTGGAGTTGGTTGAGTTCTAACCCTAATTTAACCTTAGAGTTTATCGAAGCTCACCCAGAGAAGCCGTGGAACTGGTTTAGTTTGAGTTGTAATCCAAACTTCACTCCAGAGTTTATCGAAGCTCACCCAGAGAAGCCGTGGAACTGGGCCGGATTGGGGTGCAATCCTAAGATTACCCCAAAGTTCATCATTGCCCATATAGACGAGCCATGGGACTGGAGGAATATAAGTCAGAACCCTTTTCAATAAACCTCCTTAAACAGATACATTCACACACCACATCAATGGAGTTCTTCTCAAACGCACTCGTCGTATACGCGACCATTCTCACATGTTTCTTCGCTCTTCAGGCTTTTGCGTTGGCGGGGATCATTCGAATTATCCGTAATCGTGGGACGATGGATACCCTCATTGCTATTATCAGTGGAATGTCACAGGCAGGTCACGACTTGCGTAGGCAAGAAGAAAGGAGAGCACATGACGCTCTATTCCCCAATCCCCCCATTCCGTTCCCTCAACACGTGTATGCAGCAACTGAGAACGAAGATGCCGAAGACAATAACGTTTCAGTCGAGAACATCAACCCGGGCCCACTTCCGGTCAATGAGACGGTATCAGTAGCTGCGTAACCCCCTCAAGATTGATTAAGTAACCCCTAATCAATCGTTTCCCTTCCAGTCACTTTCTCCTTTTCAACCAAATGACGATCAGAGCGATGATCAGTGTCAAGACTGCAGCGATCGACACTCCTCCCACGCCCCAAACCCAAGTAGGGATCGGCTTCTTCTTACCGTCTGGATCATCTGGATCATCTGGATCATCTGGTGGATCATCTGGTGGATCATCCGGTGGTATAACAGTCTCCGTACAGTCCGTTATAAATGGGTTAGCAGGGTCGTTGTGGTTGTCTACTAGACATATGTTGCACTTCTGTTCGAGAGTCACCCCACCTTTTAGACGGTTGTTTACCCGAGCAGCATCCCTTGTTCCGAGACGACATACACAGCGAGCGTTACCACTACAACTGGCACAGATCTGTTTTATATCAACCTTGATATCACTTGTCCCAGAAAGATCGTTGAGTAGCGCGTCGTTAATGATGCAGTTGGTGTTTACACAAGCCTCCAATTCCTTTCCATCAGTTGTTGCTCTCTTGACAACTCCAGGAACAACACAAGCTGGATCACACTTCCAACTTCCAGGTGTATTCATAGCTGCATACTTGGTATACTCTGTCTTCGCCATATGGCATCCACATGCTTGAGCAAGTATCGACTGATTGTTTTGGTTTAGGTCAATACGCTTTATTCCAGCACACTTCTGATCTAGAATGTCATCACAGATGCCCGGATACTCACTACAGAGTCGAAGCGTATCTTGAGCCAGGGCATCAGTACTATTAACACCCACCTTATTTAGATACTCTTGTACCCTCAACTTAGCAACCTCGCGTGCGTTCTCAGGAGGAGCTCTATTGAGATACGAATCACACCGTGTGTCCCACGATCCTGGACACACCTTCTTCATCTTGGTAAAGCAAGCATCTGACGAGGGACAGAAGCCAGGATGACAGTCTACTCTTGAATGTCCATATGACCATGCGAGTGACTCAGACACTCCGTCATTCCCGGTTGAACAGCATGTCTTTGCCTGATCATCGTCAGTGTATACGCTATCCCAATCTCTCTTACACACCTTAACCTGTCGATATATCCGAGTTCCTGGAGAACCAGTCGGGTGTTTGGGAATAGTGTAACACCCGCTTCTCTGTAAGAGCCAACTGTTAGTACCTCCTTTAATAAGGGTACCAGCTAGTCCAACATCGATATATCCAGGCTTACACTTTGAGGTCTTACAGTCTGTAATATAGCCAGCTCTATGTATCGATTTGTTCAGTTCGTCTGAGCTAACCCCATAACTTGGATCAAGATTAGCAGTACCAGTATATGACTTTGGATCGTTAAGAATCTGCCAATTCTCTCCACATGCCAAACAGTCTGTCAGATTGACAGTCTTATTCATTGTTATCTATATCAATTCAATATATATTGATATGTATAAGAGATATCTGCAATGTCTACGATTACTGAGCTTCGAACGATCGCAAGGGAGAGGGGAATTGAGGGTTACGGTAAGATGAACAAGAGTCAGCTGACCAGATACATCCAGATCGTTTGTAGGGGTGACGAGGTTCATAACCTCACCACTAACCGATGTGTGAAAAGGAGGGGAAAGGTTGGACGAAGCATCGCAGGTCCCATGCCCTGTAGGGATGACCAGCTTCTCAACTACACCACAAACAGGTGCATCTCAAAGACCGGAAGGACAAAGCGGTCCAAGGACCTTGCGTCTAGCCCCAGGCACATGATCAACCCGGCAACTGGACGTTATGTCCTGAAGACTGGAGCAGTGGGCCGACAGCTTCGAGGTCTCCCTCCCCTCAAGAAGAAGAGGAAGGTCGCTCCTAAGCGTCCTGGATACGCGGCTCCCGCTAGACCGTTTTAGATTGTGTAATACGAGTTTAAGAATTACACAACTCACTGTACGCCCCTCCCCCCTCGATGGAAGACTGTGAATGTCACAAGATTCAGGTGTTTGGACCATGGATGGCAGCGAGGAGTGGGCACTTGGAGTGCCTCATAGCTTTCAAAGAGAAGGATAACCTAATGTTTAAGAAAGACAGAGATATACTTGCAATAGCAAGGAATGCAGCGTATAATGGTCAAATCAACATCCTCAACTGGCTCCACTCTCAGGGATACTCTCACTTGTGGACCAAGCGTGTACTGTGGTTGGCACAGAAGAGTGGAAGTACGGAGTGCTCGGAGTGTGTTGAGTCTATACTCACAAAAATGAATGGATCTGTGTAGCGTTAATCTATATCAAAATGGGGTCAATATATGAAGGGATTATATCGTCTCTTTTTTCAGGTGAGAACATTGCTATTCTTTCCCCGGGAGGAACTGGAAAGAGTTACCTATTACAGAGACTGGGGCAGAACTTGGAAGCGCAACACTTCGCTCTTACGAGTTCTACGGGGATTGGGGCTATTCAGATTGGGGGAAGAACGATTCATTCATGGAGCGGTATAGGAATGGGTGATAAGGATCTAAACTACTTGATAAGCATCATTGAGAAGTCAAAGGATGCAAAGCTTCGTTGGACTACAGTCAGAACGTTGGTCATCGACGAGATCTCTATGCTTGGCTCTCAAATCTTCTTGAAACTAGAGGCTATAGCTCGATATATGAAGGGTAACGACCGTGTGTTTGGAGGGATTCAAGTGATTGTTTCTGGAGACTTCCTTCAGTTGCCTCCAGTAAACGATCAGTACGCCTTTCGAACTGAAGTCTGGAACGAGTTTGCGTTTACCTACTATGTGTTGACAAAGCCCAGGCGGTTCCGAGACATGGAGTATGCCTCAATGCTCTCTAGGATCCGAAAGGGCAGACCCAGTTCAAATGACATTGATCTCCTTGTTCGGAAGATGGAAGAGTATGACCCAGAAGCACTCAATAGACTTGAGATCAAACCGACCGAGCTCTTCTCGACCAAGAGAGACGTAGAGAGGGTTAACCGAGAGGAATTGATGAAGCTTCCTGGTGTATCGAAGACCTATGCGCGTAAGATACGTGTCAGTATCCTTGATAGAAGTCGGGTACTTGATTCGAACTCATACGATCACGTCTTTGATAAGGACATACCTGAGACTATCACTTTGAAGGTTGGAGCACAAGTGATGATGACTGCAAACGTCGACGTGATACACGGATACGCAAACGGTAGTCGAGGAGTAGTTCGAGCTCTAAATGACGCGACTGTAATGGTCCTTTTCTCAAACGGACTGAAGGAAGTTGAGCCATGGACTTGGATACACGAAGACAAGAACGTAGCACACATTGAGGCTGAGATTGTCCCTCTTATCCTTGCTTGGAGTCTGACGGTTCACAAGACCCAAGGATGCTCACTTGACTCTGCAAAGGTTGACATTGGTTCGACCATCTTTGCTCCATCTCAAGCGTATGTCGCTCTCTCTAGGATCCGTTCCTTTGAAGGACTACACATCTCGTCTTTTGTTAGGACATCCCTCCGAGTGAACCGAGAAGCGCTTGAGTTTATGGAAGAAGTAGAGAGGATTGGAGTTGTAGAGGGGGATGAGGATATGAACAGGTGTGATGCTTGGGTTATTATGCTGATATCTACAGTCATCTGCAACCAAGAGATTGAGTTTGGAGAAGAGTACTGTCAAGAGCATCGGGATCCAGATGAACAACGAAGCTGTGTCTTTGGGAAACTCACTCCTGAGAGAGCTGAAGAGGTTGATGGAGGTAACGTGACTAGAAGAGGGAGGACGACGTTCCTCCGAGTGTGAAAATGAAATAAGGTAAATCAATTACCTTATCAATCACCAATGGATTCACTCGTCCAAACCCTAATCCTCTCCCACCTAGATGAGTACTCTCTAACCTCATGTCTCTTCGTTAAGATGTTCAATGAAGATACGTCTGCTCTTATAAAGAGTAAAGATAAAGGGGAGTTTGTAGAGAACCTCCTCAAACAAGCTGTTGAGCAAGGTGATGTGAAGACCTGTGTGTTAGCAAAGGAGTGGGGAGCGATAGACTATAACAGGATGATGTTTGGAGCGGCTCGAGGAGGTCATACACTCTTTTGCCATCTAGCAAAGGAGTGGGGAGCGATAGACTATAACAGGATGATGTTTGGAGCGGCTCGAGGAGGTCATATACCTCTTTGTCACCTAGCAAAGGAGTGGGGTGTGGCGAACTACGAAAGGATGTTAGATGGTGCAACTAAAGGAGGCCATATACTTCTTTGTCGTCTGGCAAAGAAGTGGGGAGCGGTAGACTACGAATGGATGTTGGGAAATGCGGCTCAAGGAGGTCACTACACACTTTGCTGCATGGCAAAGGAGTGGGGAGCGAGGGATTACAACTGGATGTTATATAGTGCAGCTGGTGGAGGTCACGAGTCTATTTGTCGTCTAGCAGATGAGTGGGGGGCGAGGGATTACAGCTGGATGATGAGTGGTGCAGCTCGAGGAGGTCACGAGTCTCTTTGTCGTATAGCCAAAGAGTGGGGAGCGACGAACTACAATGAGATGATGGGATGGGCGACTGATGGAGGTTATAAGTCTCTTTGTCGCTTGGCAAAGGAGTGGGGTGCGACCCAGGTGGAGACTGTTGACTGAGTTGTATATAACCAAGTTATATCACTTAACATTGATATAACTAGCTTAGATCATTCCATATAACTAGCTTAGATCACATCATATATCCGCAAAGCTGTCTGAAGATCCTTATTAAACTTAAAGATGTTATGTTCGTTCGCCGATAGCCATACGATCTCAATGTTACCTCTCAAACCAATAGGCAAACTTAACGCGTCCGCGTTAGACACAATCCGATGATATACTCGTGTGGAATGACGGTAGTCGCCCCATTCAAACTGAGAATATCGTCCTCTAGGCATATCAATCCCAATATCCTTTGAGAAATGCCTTCGAATAGTGTCCCAGATGCTTCTGTCACCCTGTTCCTTTCTACCTCCAGGCACTCCAAATTGACCCTTTCCGTCTATAACCGTGTAAAGACCCAGATTACAGTTAGTGAGGAGGATATATGTGTTCTGTGTATGAGTTATGTATTGATACCTACTGTTTGGGTGGGTATACTGTAGACTTCTAACCGGAATAGGGACTGTAAGCTCTTGAAGAGCATCTACAGTCTGGAGTATAGGAGAGTTGCATGAACCAGGTGAACTCATAGGTGATGTACTCACGGATGAGCTCGATACACCTAACATAGAAGTATGTCTGGATGTCATCGTGTATATGAGCTACGTGTGTTTACACACTCTATGGGCACGCTATATTCATTTTTGTAGATGAATGTATCTACAAAAATGAGGAGTTCAATTCTCTTATCTGATCAATGCATCTCACAAATGCATCTGACACTAACTTACTGTATACATCAACTTGAACTCCTTTCGGGAGAATCTGCGTTACCTACACTACCATGTGACTCTCCAGACATGTGTGCGTTTGATATTGGTGTCATTCCAGATAAGAAGTACTGGACGATAAGAACGTTGGCAACGTCGATTGAACGCAACGATCTCAAGTCGACCAAACATCTCCTCATCAATGAGTGTCCTCGCGACAAGATGAATGGCATGCGAGCTGCAAAGATTGGAAGTATAGAGATGATCCAACTACTGAAGAAGAATGGCGTCTTTCCGGACAAGTACTCATATCTCTCTGCGGCTAAACATAACCAAATTGCCTGCATTGAGCACCTCAAGAGAACACGCTGTCCGTTTGAGAGCTGGATCTTCTTTGATATGAAGCTTTACTCAAAGCAGTGCAGAGCCGTCATTGAAGAGCTCAAGAAGAGGAAGAAGAGAGACACTGAAGAGAGACTAATCGAACGATCAATGTTCCCTCAAAAATGAATAGGAGCCGTCTTTTACTTCATCAATCAATGGAAGGTCCTCTTGAGAAACGACTCCACCTTGACATACGGTTATGTACGTTCATTGGAGTACCCGAAAACACTAGGATGTGTAAGAGCCTGGCGATGATCTATATATGCAACCATGTGAATAGAAACAATCTCCTCCAACGTGATACATGCCGAGTGAACCTGGACGATGGTCTATGTAGACTGATCCAAGTAGATGAAGGTGAGATCTCGTACCCGAGACTCTCACGTGAAGTAGATAGACTCTTTAAGTGATGTAATGGGAAATTACATCAATGAATCCGTTCTATGGGGTATGCACCAAGTACTCTTATCCATCTCACTTTCAGTGTATTGGATACTTTAGACATTGTATCCTCAGAACACCCTTCAACATCCATATAAAATAGATATGAATCAAACCCACTCTCAGGTCTTGATTCAATCTTGATAATGTTAACCCCATGTTGTGTGAATACCTGAAGTACGGTTGATAGGGCACCAGGTACGTTATCTATAGAGAAGCAGATTGAAATACGGAGTGTTGTAGACTCTGAGATCACTCTATCTACTCTACGGATTACGAAAAACCTAGTTGTATTGGTCCCACTGTTTTGGATGTTTCGTTCGATTATAGGAACACCATACTCCATAGCAGCAATCATTGATCCGACAGCCAATAAGTTCGGATTCAAAGCAGCCTGTTTTACAGCTGCTGCTGTAGATGATGAGTGAATCAATTCAAACGGTTTTAAGTATTCCGAGCATTGTCCAAGTGCTTGAGGATGAGAGGACACCTGTGTTGAGAATCTTGAGTGTCCGATCAAGCAGTGGTTAATTTGAATCCTTATTTCAGACTGGATTCGAATTAGAGGACGTTGACCAAGTAGATCGAGAACGTCCATGACCATTCCATATGTAGAGTTCTCGATTGGTAAGACCCCTTCATTCACATCTCCTTTCTCCACAGCATCAACTATGCTTTCGAACGTGTCGGATGCAACGTATGTTGCATCTTGATTCCAGTTGGTTGCTGCTTCATGGGAGAATGACCCAGGTGGACCAAGATATGCGATTTGAATCTTCATCGAAGGTAATACTATAAGGTAGCTCAAATTCATGTTCAGTTTTGTTCATAGAAATTGGGATAGTGTCTGGAGAAACGCCGTCTCTACTTAACACTTCACTAACTTTGAAGTGTCGTTGATGTGCATCAACTCGCCATTCTCGGTCGTTAGTAGAACAGCTATACCTGTGTTCATCAATACCTTACCACGGATCTCACTAACGACTCGAACTTCAGTACCAACAGAGTAACTAGAGAAGTCAGACGCTTGCTTTCTCTGTCGTGTCCCTTCTCTTGAAGTGAACTCTGGAGTACAGAACTTCACACAGTCTGGAAATGATACCCCCTTTGCGAATATCGTTTCAGACATTGTTGTATTACTCTAGACGAGATGTTTCGACTCACTCGGTATTGGATCGTTGATGTATTGCTCTATATAGTTGTTGCTGTAATCGTTGTCTACGTACTCCGACGATTGTTTGGAGCAGTAGGTAAGAAAGGGTACTTGATCCCAGATGATGCTAATAAGCGAACAGTCGGAGAGAAACAGTCAATGGGTGAGACTATAACTCGTAAGTGTCTTGAGACCACCTTCAACCGGCCGTTTCACAGTGTCCGACCAGAATGGCTCAAGAATCCAAAGACTGGCAAGTGTCTCGAGATTGACTGTTTCAATGAAGAACTCAAGCTATGTGTCGAGTATGATGGAGAGCAACACTATAAATGGGTCCCAAGATTCCACAAGCAGTTCCACGAGTTCAAAGCCCAACAGGTTAGAGACGCTTGGAAGGAAGGTAAATGTAAAGAACTCGGTTACACGTTCATTCGAGTCCCATACTACGTTTCTTTTCACAAGATTGAAGGGTATCTGGTCAAAGAACTAGCCAAAGCGAAGATACAGGGAATGCTACCCTTTAAAATCGACGCTATAGAGAGTGGTGCTGGCATGGTTAAGAGTGTTGCTTCAACTCTAGGCATCCTTCAAGGTTAAACACGTAATTAGGAGTTACGTGTTTAGATTTATTCTTTACTTTCTTCAATCGTTTTAAACAGTTGTTCAATACTCCCATAAGAATCGTATTCAGTGTGTTTAAATGGACCAAGAGTCACTCTAGTTTCTATAGTCATACGCATGAGAAACTGAATGGTAAAAGTATCACCATCATCAACAACTATGACAGATATCATATCTCCGATGCGTGTAAGCCCAAATCCAGTGTTAAGCCAATCACCCTTTACCTTCATGTAGACGATCTTCTTAACGACACTCTCTTGTTCATTCACACTTCCACTCTCACATTCAGTCATGCTCCCACTCTCACGTTCAGTCTTGTTTTCACTCTCAGCCATTGTTGGATAACTGATCCTCTATATCCTCCCACTCCACCCTTTCATTTTTAACAGGCAATCAACCTAACTCCTCCGGTTCCACACTTGAGTGATTGACCCATAAGGACGTTCGAACTTACACCTAACATCGGATCTGTCAAGTTGTTCGTCGCTGCACCAACAAACGTCTTCATAGTCTCCTCATAGGACGCTCGTGCTATTGGTCCAGATATGTTCATGTCTAGTCCATGCCTTGTTATTGGTTTTACCTGTCCAGTGTGTGTCATTATATCAGCAAACAGCTTCACATGTCGAGGATCAATAGCTGATCCACTACTCAGAGACTCTTGGAGTTCGTTCAGTATAGCACTCCTAGCAGCTTCGATACCAAGAGTCGCTTGGATCTGTCGAATGTCACTCGAGACACACTTCTTGTACTCAATAAAGTCAAGATTGAGTACCTCGAGAAACGCTGTACCTATAGTCTCAATGGACCACCCATCCTTGCCTTCATGGGGAATTACATCATGTATTCCAGGAATCCCACATACCCTCACGTTCATAAGGAGATCATACACAACGACTCTGAAGAACGACTCTGAACTGAGGAGGTTCTCCGTTCTTTCAGGGCTAAGATCGAGCTCAGACTCAAGTGCTCTACTCCTGGTTTTGGACATGGCCTGAACTGAGTCATAAGCATCCGGCTCGACATATATGTCGATCACTCCTTTAGACTGGGGAGAGTAGACAACATCTATTTCGGAGGAAACTGCCATCATCTTATCAGCAATCTCACAGAGAAGCAGTCGGAACTCATGGACCTTATCTATATCGAGGTTCAATCTCAAGAACCAACGCTTGATGAAGGCACTCTTCTTCTGTGAAGAGAGCTCACAGAACGTCGAATACCAAGTCTCAATCCTAACCCGCGGTGCCATTACAGTATGCGACTTGACGAGGTCTCTCAAAGTTAGATGTATGAGATCCTTATAATGAGATCTGACCTGATCTAGAGACTCTTTCTTTATAAGTGGGATCCTACAGTATGGAGACTTGGCACTCTTGAGGTTTACAATCTCAGAGAACCTGGGGATTCCAGTCGTTACTGTTCGATTCCCAACCCCACTGTAATGGAATGTGTTTAGGGTACTTTGAGTAGCAGGTTCTCCGATAGATGTCGCAGCTAGAATACCGACGTTCTCTCCTGGAGGAGCGAGAGAGTGATGGTACTTGGAGATCACTTGGTCCTTGAGCTTTGAGATGAGCTTTGGATATATCCAGATGGACTGAAGTTGAGTGATGAGACGCTCAATCATGAGCGGATTGGCTGGAATATCGGACACAATCTCCTTGATCTCTCGTTTGGAAAGCCGTCTCTTGGTGAACGAGTCGTCCTTTATCACAATCTTGGGAGGACTCATCCTAAGGTACTACTTGTAAACTGATGGGTTCAGTTTATCATTTTTATTTGGTTTAAAGGAGTATGTATTGATATACATACACCATGGACTGCTTCAATTGGCAATACAACGATCAAGTAATAGGTAGTTGTCTGACTATACGGGACATTGAAGCGGTGAGTGAAGGAGAAACCCTTGACTGTCTTCTCCTTCACCGGAATGCCTATGACGTTCCATCTACTATACATCCGTTTAATACCCCAATGAATCCAACTGAGTTCTTTCGGTCAAGAGTGACCTTCACCAAGACTGGAGATATGAAGGGGATACTACATGAAGAGGATGAACGATCCCATGAGGATGTCGCGATGTTACACGTCGAATATGCCCCCCACCAATGGTATCCATTGGATAATGGCTATTTACCCGAATCAGATGAGCAGGGGTTATTCCCTCTTTTAGGACGGAGGACTCATTGGTCCGAATTCCCCAAAACAACTCGAGTTGGATTCCGAGGACCGATGATTCCATGGGACAAGGCAGCGAACCTTCCAGATGTGTATAACCCAGTATATCCACCAACATGGTGGTCACGACTCTATGGGACGATACAGCGATTCCGTATGTGGATTAGGTGGTGGTAATTGGTAAGTTACGTTACCAATTACAAGAGTTGAGTATACTCATCCTCACGGCAGTGTATACAAATGAACGAAGATATGGTCAAGATGAACATACCGACGAACAGACTGACTAAACCTGTCCATATTGAGACACCCTTGCACTCAATCACGTAGCTGCACGCAAAGATCAGAACTGTGCTCAATGAAGTTGTTATTAGACCGAGTATGAACCCGACTGCTGCGACGACGATCGCATATCCCATTGTTCGTTATCTCTACACTCTTAAGGGTTGTTTATATAAGGAACTCATTCATCCTCGAGTTCTACCGCCTCTTCATCTCCCCCATCAAAGATACTGTACCAGATGATTACTGGTACCGCTACTATAGCAATACCTATACCTACTCCAACTGCACCTAATATCCGAACAAGTCCATCCTTCTCAAACTTGTTGCTGAACAGGGAAAAGAATAGCCCTGTGAAGACGAGCAGTACTCCTATAGCCTCACTCACGCTAAAAGCCAGCGTTGTAATCCTCATTTGAAATTGGTAATGTGATGAAGAGACCTTTCGTTTTTAGTTGTGTCTTTGGGAATAGTGTGTCTATCTCAGACTGTTGAAAACGAAAGGGTAAAACAGGTAAATGTACACATTACCTGTTTTAAGATGGAACTACTGGAAGATCAGCTCGTTCTGGAGAGTATAGCTGGCTTTCTCGACAAGAGATCGTATCTCAGCCTTCTTTTGACATGTAAGGATGTAAAGCAGAGCCTGAACGAGGTTACTGAGGAGCGTAAGAATAAGTTACCTTCCATCATTCATCTTTTGAATAGATACCCCAACAAGCCGTGGGACTGGGGAGAGTTGAGTCAAAACCCCAATATTACTCTTAAATTCATCGAAGCTCACCCAGAAATGCCGTGGGAATGGTGTTGGTTGAGTCATAACCCCAACATTACCCCAGAGTTTGTAGAGGCTCATCCAGAGAAGCCTTGGAATATGGATTTGCTGTCTCGTAACCTCAACATCACTTCAGAGTTTGTCCTAGCTCATCCAGAGATGTCATGGAATTGGATAGAATTGAGTTTTAACCCTAACATCACTCCGGAGTTTGTCGAAGCTCACCCAGAGATACCGTGGAACTGGTATGAGTTGAGCAGCAACTCTAGCATCACTCCAGAGTATGTCAATGCTCACTTAGAGAAACCTTGGAATTGGAAGGGGTTGAGTGGGAACCATAATATCACCCCAGAGTTTGTCGAAGCTCATCTAGAGAAGAGATGGAACTGGGGAGGGTTAAGTTGGAACCCTTCCATCACCCCAGAGTTTATAGAGGCTCATCTTGATCTATCGTGGGACTGGATTGGATTAAGTCAGAACCCTTGTGTCACCCCAGAGCTTGTCATAGCTCACCCAACGATGCCATGGAACTGGTATTCTCTAACTGGTAACCCTAATATCACTTCTGAGTTTGTAGAGGCACACCCAGAGATACCATGGAACTGGTATTGGTTACATCATAATCCAAACGTAACTCTCAAGTTTATCAAAGCTCATCCAGAAAAACCATGGAAATGGTGTTATTTGAGCAAGAACCCCAACATCACTCCCGCGTTTATCGAAGCTTACCTAGACAAGTCGTGGAGCTGGTGTGAGTTAAGTCACAATCCTAACATAACCCCAGAGTTTATCGAAGCTCACATAGATATGCCGTGGAATTGGGAATGGATCAGTTCAAATAGGTTTAACTATCGTTCGTAACCTTAAAGATTTAGTAAATCAACCCTTACTAAACCACTCAATCAATCGGATTCATCGCCAAGTACTGGTCGCCGTCTTGCAACACAGTCAATCTACTCACTGTTCCATCCGATCTCCCAGTCATATCAACCACCTTATAAGGTACATCCACCTCCATCTCCTCACTGTAGAACCCAGGGTTGACTCTCATATCAGCCCAAGTAGTCACAACACCTATAGCTCTAGCAAGACTCCCAAACTTGACAGGTTGAATCCAGAACGTTTTCCCTCGTTCGACTCCATCCTTCCTAAAGGCGTAACCATCCATTTTGAGCCTCTCGTACCCAACTAGTTCATCACTCAGACTCATCACATAGTTGTAGGTAGCCTGAAGATACAGATACAGCTCCCTCACACTCCCAAACACAGACTCATTAGCCCTACAACTGAAGTCTTCCGAAGTTTCAAAGAAGAAGTTGATGTACCTCTGATTCATACTCAGCTCAACATACCTCGGGTTACTGTAAACAAACGCCTCTAGGTGATACAGTAGTCTGGTTTTGACTTCCACATTTGGAACTAATATCTTCCCATCTCGGATGAGTGTAGACTCATCGAGTCTCCTGTTGAAAACCGCAACATCACGTACCCTAGGTTCAATCTCGTATCCATTGTGCGTAAATACCTCTAGTCTCTCTGATAGTTTGTCGGTCTTACCTTCATTCCGTCTGGAGAAGGCAGCTACTGTCAGCTGTCTTAGATGATCCGCGATCCGACGTTGTCTCTTTGTCTCGTCGTATAGATTTACCCCTACCGGACCAAAGAGCTCTATCTGAGTGTATAGATACTCCATTTTATCGCTGACTTCCAGATTGGCACTCTTAGTGTTCCCAGCGACCCATGGGATGATTCCAAGACCAACAGCTTCCACACCTATAAGCCTTGTTCTATCTACAATCTTCTTAAACTCCGTGATGTGTGGAAACATTGAACTAACAGTCTTGATGACTTCCGATATGTATAGTACTGTGTTCCTAGGAGTGGTAATTACGTCGACCCTCTCAGTATTGATCGGGGGATATCCCCTGAATAGGATGATGCTCATCTCATCGGTTACAAACACTCTCGTTTTACCCATCGGATCTATAATCTGTCCAGCTATCAACTGTTCATCCACGATCGGCATCTTCACATCGTCTGTAAGTTCGATAAGATCACCCCATAACCTCGCTCTGGTCATGAAAGATAGCACGTCGACTGAACGTCTATACGTCTCAACGGAGAACTGGCTAATACGCATCCCTCCCTCCACTTTGACTATAAGCTCACATTGAGGATACGTTGCACGATCAACTTCAGATCCACTGTGTTCGAAGATATATACAGTCTCACGAGAGTCGTTGAGGTATCTCAAGTATGGTGGTTGATACTTCGGAAGTCTCATTGTACCTTCTATCGAGGAAGTACCAGCAAAGCCAAACACCACAACGTTAACATCAAACTTCTCCTCGAGAACCCTATAGTATAGAGAAGGATCAAGGTATACGTTCTCATCGTATAAGTCATTGAAGTTTGACACACTGAGCGTGTCTTGAGAACAGACAGACACGTCAACAGTATCTAAGCTCTTGCGTAACTGTACGACTTTATCTTCTATATCCTCCTCTATATGATACTTATCATTGGTTGCTATCAGAATACAGTGTATGATGCTCGACATCGATCTCTTTATCCCGGTTCTTCGAACCTGGGACTTCTTTGTTGATTTTGTATCGTGAAAGAACCGTTCTATGTTCGCTGGAAGGCTTCCATCTCTCCCTACATCAAGGATCTTCGATGTTCCTATAATGTGTTTACCCACAGGCTTTACAGTGACTGGAGCTTCAAAGTCATCAGGGTTAAAGTATTCATTGAATGGAGAAGATGGAATATCTGATTGATCTTTGTCAAAGCAGCAGGGTACGAACTTGAACGTATCGTAGTTATCGTCTTCTGGCTTTGTACGAACAAGACCTGGATATGGATACTTTGCGTCAGGGCATGAATAGCTATGCTCTGGAAACTGAAATCCGTCCTTTGTCTCACCCTGTGTTGGATATCTCATTGCCATAGGATCTGACGGATCTATAGTTGGTTGTTTGCTCTTTGAACACCGTCGTCTAGCGTACGTTGTTGTTAAAAATATAAAGGGTGCATGACTCCTCAATATGTCAATCCTCGATTGCTGTTTCGTAGATGCACTTCCCTTTAAGCTCACCGCTTTTGTCTTAACATTGTGTGCGAGGTCAGTCTGGTAAGATCCCTTCTTTAGATTGTATACGTTGAGAAGGACGAGAATCAATGGGATAATTTTATCCTTTACACTATCAACAAACTCACTCTTAATCTTAGAGAGCTTAACGATTAAGTATTTTGAGTTGGATGAGAAACGTTTACCCCCTATATTTAAAACGACTCCAACACCAACAACCTTCTGAAGCAAGAGTACGTTACAGAAGGGTTTAGGTCCATCAGTCGAACTCTGATACAGTCTAAACTGTATGTTTACCTTTTTACCTGCAAGTTTGCTTGTTTCGTCCAACAGAGCAAACTTACTCATTATAGGATCTATTGTGATCATTAGGTTAAATGAGTCTGGATTAACGTCAACGTCCGCAACGTTAAACTCTCCCTTTATATCACTGATTGTTCTGTCTCCGAGAGTAATATTAAGCATACTTGTTGCTCGTGTTTCAATCAGCTCTCTCCTCTCTGCAGTAGTAGAGGTGATCTTTACGTTCATATACTTACCTGTCTTTGATTCTTCAAAGACAACATCAGTAAATATACCACTCTCAAAGAGTTTGGGAACTCGAAGTACCTCTCTTCCGCTTGGAAGAGTCAACAGCTCAGTACCTTTAAGAGCAGTTCTATAGCTTTGGTCATTGGTATGTACCGTAAGTACCTTCATCGTGACTGTATCCATCATTTCAGTCACCTTCTTCTCCTTCTCCATGTGTTTAGTTACCCATCCTATAGGAATAGGACTCATGTTATCTACTTTGAACGTACTAGTTATACTGCTGCTCGGAGAAGTAAGTGAGATGAATGGTATCTCCCGAGAAGCTGGTTTCCGTTCGAATATATAAACCATGTCTTCATTACTAGATACACTGGTCCTTGAAGTCTCAGCTGTCTTTTTAAAGACTGAACTAGGTATATCGTGTTGCTCATAGATCATAATCTGAGAGTCAACCTTACCTATCTCCTCAAGTCGTTCGTCAAGTCGAGCTGAAAGTATCGCTAGCTCCCTAATTTGACGTTTCTGAGCATGCTCGAAGCTTTCATAGTCATCGGGTATGTTTGGTTGAGATTCGTACTTGTGACGATAGACGTCTGAGAAGTTTATAAAGGAGTATGTATCAAACTTCTTCATATATTTCTCCTTATACATATCCTTATATAATCGGTACCATAATGCGATAAACTCGTCTAGCGATACTTCGGGAAAGATGGGCTTATTCTCATCAAGTAGCTCCATCAAGTCCGTATCATCTAGTAGATGGTCGGAGATGACATCTTGTAGAGTAAGCACCTCAATATTGGAAGGGTGTTCACCTTCAACAATGTGTATCCATTTAACGGGTAGATCTAGAGCTTTTGATATCTTTAGCTTCAATGTGGTTGGAGTGTCCCATATATTGACCTTGATCTTCTTCTTACCGTTTATCGTTACAACACTCATGGTAGACACTAACTATACTGGATCAACATTCTTAAGGAGTAATATATGAGTTTTGGGTCATATATAACCGTCACTACTGTAAATATCTCTTTATTGACACCAATGCTTCACGTGCAGCATTGGTCTCAGCTGCCTTCTTGTTTACAGCTGCTCCAGTACCGAGCAGTATAGACTTACCTCCCTCATATCTACGAATTTCTTCTCCTCCATAGTTGAATACTGCCTCTATCACGTGCTTATTGCCATCCATACCTACAAATCGATACTCAAGTAGGGTTTTCTTCGGACCAAACTTCCGCTTAACAATATCACCACACACAATGTCGTTCATCTCCATCTTAGGTGGCTTGATCTTCTCAACTCTGGTCTCTATACGTATGTCCTTCAGGAGAGTCTCAGCGATCTTATAGGCGATGGAGTATCCACTGTGTGGATATATCTTGTCCATAACGATGACAGTAGCTCCTATAAACGCCTCAAACAAGTCTTCTTGTATTTTAAGGACGTGGTTACCCGCTATGACTCCAAACTCATTCTTCTCACCTGTTCCAAAGATAAACTCTTGATCACCTCGAATGTAGTTTATAAGCCCAAGTTTGGCCGCAAAGTTGGAGAATGTAGTGTCTTTGATAAGGTTGTGTTTGATCTGAGTAAACTGGCCTTCTGCTCGAATGTCAGGGAACGTTTTGTGTATATACTCAGTGATCGCCGTATTGACAAAGTTGTCTCCGTAAAACTCGAGGAACTCGTAGTTGTTCTCAGCGTCGTAGCTCTTATGGGTTATAGCCAAAACGAAAGTATTGAGGTTCTCCTCAACATCAATAATCTTAGAGATTGTTGATGTATTAAGCCCTGAATACTTACGAAAGAGATCGGAGAGAAACTCGGGATAACTCTTCTCGGTCATTGATCACGACACGTGTTCCTGATGTATAAGCACGATTTTCGTAATTCAGTTTTGTCCTTACGAAACTCTTTGAAGCTTACAGCTTCTTAGGTATCAGATTATTCGATATCTAACATTCTTAGAAAGTCCCCCATATCTCTTCCAGATCTTGCTTGGACACCTTCTTCTACCTCCTCCTCTGTCAAATGCTTCCAGGTAACCTTTCGAGGTGTCTCTCTCTTACGGCCAATGCCTCGGCGTTTCACTGGATCTCGAGTCCCCTTCAGTTGGGTGGCAAGCTCTGGATGTTCCTCTGGTTTGAACTCGCTCTTCTTCGGTAGTCTCCCAGTTGGAGGTCTCTTCAAGTATTCTGGGACAGTTCTGGTCACAACATCTTCCCTCCTCGGTACATCGTATTTTTCTGTTGGTGCGATCCATACCCCTTCATCCAACACTTCAGTCCTCTCTTCCTCCTCTTCCTCCTCCTCTTCCTCTTCCTCCCCAGCTCTAATGGTCCTAGAGCTATCGATATTCCTAGTAGTATCTCGAATCTTATCGATGAAGTCTTCTCCAAACCCTTCAACGCGATCATCTGAGATATCATCCATTAGATCTTGGACATTATAGCATACTCTCTTTCCGTTTTCATCACAGATCACAAGATCCTCCATCCCTCCGATGTTTATCTCATTAGAACACATAGTCGACTCATCTCCGAGAAGATAGATATCGTTGATCCTCACAAGGTCTGGGATGACTATCTGTTCACGCCTCATAGTTGGGTTGAATTTATAGAGGGAATTCTGAAGTGTCATCCTGACAACTGATTTGACGATACCATCGATACCAGATATTACCTTCTTTGTATCTGGAAGATTGCCAAAGACAAGCTCGGGGAACGCCTCGTCAAACTCAATATATGCGAGCTTTTCCCCACCATATACTCCATTGATCACCTTTGCCCGCAAAAACCCTGTGAGTTCTCCAAATTGTCGTCCATGGAACTGGGTTCTAGTAACCTCAGGCTCGTTAGGAACAGTCGTCACCTTTACCGTTGTAACCGCAAGCTCTTTAGGAACAGTCAATAGAGTGTCAAGTAGAGCAATCTGGTATAGAGCATCTCGAAGAGTATCTTCTGAATAAGCAGTGCGCATGTCAGCCACGAATTGATTGGCATGTGTATTACTAATGTGTTTCCCATTATTAATGTGTTTCTCATAGAACTTGACGACGTTGTCAATATACACCTTCATGGCGAAATCATCACCATTTAACTTCAGATCTCCAAGAGTTCGCACGTTCAACTGAATACGAGTTGTCTTGGATTTTAAAGGTGACGACTTCTTAGGTTTCATACGCTCACGTGCCGTGATCTTAGGATCACGTGCCACCATCTTAGGATCCCAAACAGGCTTAGGTGCTAACCTCTTGGGCTTCGGTGGAGGCTTAGGTGCTAACCTCTCGGGCTTTGGGGGAGGCTTAGGTGCTAACCTCTCGGGCTTTGAGGGAGGCTTGGGTGGTACCTTCTTTGGTGGTATTCTCTTTGGTGGAGATCTAATGTTCTTCTTCTTTCTTTCGATTAGATACGCGTACGTGGTAGATATAGATTCTATCGTATCATCGTCTAGACGGTTACCAGTGATTGGATTCACGTATTGACCTGATGCAAACAGTCTAATCAGTGTATCAACTTCAATACAATACAGTTGACCATCTATATCTGGTATTACTGTTACTGGATCAATGTTCTCATCTGAACACACTGTTCCAATATCTTTCGATGCATGCTTGAATATCCAGTCAAAGTCTACGATGATTGGTTGAGGTCCATATCTGTTGTAGTATGATGCGTAGATGTCATCAACCCTCCAAGGTATAAGGTGTTCAGTCATAGCCCTAAGAATTGCCTTTTGGATTAGATCTGGAACACTTGGAGTGAAGAGTTCAGGTACCAATTCCGCTATTTTCAGTTTTGGAAACTCTAGGTACTTACTACCCCCTTTAAGCACTTGGTCACGAAATCTGTCTGCTACTACTGCAATCGGCGATGCTTTATACCCGCTCGTGAACACGATTGCCTCTGATGGGTCAAGTATTATCGTTAGAGTAGATAACGCGGTAATATAGTCAGATATACTACCATTAATTGATTTAATATAATTATATATAGCATCGTTAAGCAGTTTAGCTTTTGGGCTGGATGCTGATGCAACAACTTGAGTTAGATCTTCTGGCTTCATCGGAGCAGTAGACCTAGTTTTATCGTATACCGATGCTCTAACAATGGTGATAAACATGATATTCTCCCCCAATTTCCTTAGGTCTGGGGGAGTCTTCTGAACTGGCTGACTTGTATCCATCTATAGAGGTACTGATATACGCAAACAAAATAAAGACGCTTATTTTGCTCATCACTCACTGGATTTCCCTGTTATCCCACTCGAGGACATCATAGACCCAAAAGCCATAAGTAGGTTGTTTAGGTCAATCTCTCCAGAAGCTGACTCTTCTTGGAACTGACCAGCGAGGTTCTGTACGAATCCAGTACTGACCAACTTCGAAAACGCTTCCATTGGGTTAGTTGGAGAATCATCATTGTCTAGTACACTGGCAACAGAAGAGACGATTCCCTTTAGCATGTTACCTTCCATTGTATCTGGAAGATCAAGATCATCGCTCATCTTGTCGTTAGATACAGTCTTACTGACCAGCGCATCCTTTGTCTTTTTAGGTACACATGCGGGGCGAATGTGTGAGGCTATAACGATGATATGGTCCCAAATGATATTCTTTGTAGACTCATCTGCCAACTCCATTGCCCTTGTAAAGTCAATACGGCAATTTGGGGAGTAGCTCACCACTGAAGATGAAAGAAACTCATTTGATCCACTTCCAATAGACTCTGCATTGTCGTCTATGAACTTAGTAAAGATACGGACGTTCTTCTTAACGGCAAACACCTTGTCCAACGTAGTCTCCTCAAGAAGGCTATTGTATCGAGATAAACCAGAGACCCTCTTACCAAAGGTATCAAACATTGCAGATACGAACAGTTTGATAGACTTAAACGCCTTCTTTTCCTGTCTTGAGAGAGCTTTGTCTTCCTTCTCATCTAAAAGGGACAGTCCACAATCTTCTTTGGGTTCAGCCATTGTACGTTCTAACTAAAACGTCGCTGTCAGCTCTTAAACCGTATTTATAACGAACATCTATTATAAATATAAGACTTCTACACCCCAAAGTTCAGATCCTCGTCTTCCGTACCCATAATACCAGCCTTGGCCTTTGCATCACGGATCTTCTTGATGTACCTGTCGGTGTAGTCTGGGTGAATTAAGTCAAGAGCTTCGATGTTCATTCGGGTCTCTCGAATCTTGTGTTGAATATCCCTCTTGGTCTTGTGCCAGTTGTCGATATGATGCTGAAGGGCACCAATCTTCACTCGAAGCTCACAGTATTTGTCAAGTGACTGGTCTTCCTTGTGTTGCTCTGCAGCTGACCGGGGTTTAACATCCTCAAGTAGGTTCTTCTCAGTCTCCTTGACCTCCTGAATATCCTTTTCCTCTTTCTCCTTCTTCAATTCATCATGTCGAGACATCAAAGCAATAGCTTCCGCATCCAACTCCTCTTGGCCTGCCTTGCTCATATCAATCTCATCGACCGTCTCTGAAGCAGCGTTGTCATCGTCAGTGATGAATCCCCAATGTCCAACCTTGGGAGAGTACATGGTGTGGATCGAATCAAACTTGGTGAGGATCTTTATCATCGCAATCTTAGCTTGCTCATCTGAGGGATAGTTTCCTCGGATCTTGAACAGACCAGCTACTTTACCTCTAGGAGTACCAATAGGAGGAAGGATGAACGAGATGATTCCATGGTCTTGACTTGGAATAACAGGGTCAATTTTCCCCCTCTGAACTGTAGGAAAACTCTTACATAGATGATGTGAAGCCTTCATTGCTTCGTCGTAGCTAATTGGAGGAGAGACCGGATTGATCAGACCTACCAATACATCAACGGGGTTAGGTTTAGAAGACTCTGCCATTTGAACGTATGTTAAGTAACCACTGATCTTTAAAGCGTATTACTCAATTCCAGAACAGCCAAGTAGCAGTTTTTGGAAATATCCACCCATGTTTACGAAATATGACCTTTGTAATGTCCTCGTATCCCTTTATGGTATCTCGAGTCCCAGAGGTATCCCGAAGGAGAACGGTAAAGTCAACCGCCTTGCATTTGTGTTTGAGTTTGTTTAGTGCCACCCATAGAATGTACCATACACTGATAATGTTGTGTCTATCGGGGATATTCAAAGCATCAAACCCACAGTCTATAAAGTCATGTATAGCAAACAGTTGTGCCTTAAGATGAGTGATATTGTCATTAGGCTCTCCGGTCATCACATGATGGATAAGATTGATGTCTTCATAGTGATCAGTCAGAGCCTTATTTCCACTCTCTTTCAACCAGAGATACAGCTTACGTTTAGAGGGAGTTGTTACTCCATATGACTTGGCCTTCTTGTATAGGTAATCATATACTTCCTGACCTATTGTGTGGTTCTGCTTTCCCTGATACGCAGAGTAACAGTCTCTAAAGTGAACCCTTCGAGTGTATCTATATCTTTGAGTACAGTTTATCCTAGATCGCTCAGAGAAATGCATAGGACATCCCGATGATCTATCTGCAACTTCTAATGTAAGTTGTCGTTTGGCAGGCTCCTTCTTACCTAAAACCTTCTTCCGAACTGAGGATGGAATAGACGCGTATTCGGACATTATATCGAGTACTTGCTCAAAAACAGTGATAGAGTTCTCATTCGTATCGCTTTTTGGAAAGAGCAACTCATCAATCTTTGATGTATAGACTTCACAAGCGTCTTCAATGAAGCCTATACGTTCTTCACACTTGGAAATCTCTTTTATAGCTGCAACTCGTTCAAAAGGTCTAGAGTTGTCTCGTATCCAACATAGTTGATCTATTCTGGTCTGGATGTCGTTTAGGTTGTTCTTTTCAGTCTGAAGTCTTGACGAGATCCACTCATTTAGATCAAAGATAGATACTATGCCCTTAGGAGGCACATCTGAAAGCATCTTTCTAAGTTATCTTGCTGCTTTAATGCAATTTAAAAGCAGCAAGCTACTTGACACAAATGAATAGAATAGATCTTAATCTTTATCTAAGCATCTCAAGTGATGTTAGTGACCAAGACTCTCCATGTACGTGCTCTTGATTGGTACGTAGATGACGAAAAAGAGAGTGAGAGTGTTACGATATACCTAACAGGTCTGAGTGACGAACCAGTTCACAAGAAGAACCCAGAACTAAAACGTAAAGTGTTTGTGAAGATAGAGAACTTTTGCCCCTACTGCTACGTTGAATTACCGAGCATCAAATGGACTCCTAGTCAGATTGAAGAGATTAGGCACATCATAGAGAGTAAGTGTTACGGAGGTTTAACAAGTATGTCAGGAGTCGTTTACAAGAAGCGTCTATACAATTACCAAACAGAAGATGCTTTCATCCCATATATCATCGTCCATCTTCGTACAAAGTGGGAGTGTACAAGTCTCTCATATAGGCTGAAAGACGACCCGAAACACCCAATAACTGTGTCTGGTGTTGGGAAGGTCCAACTAACAGTTCACGAACACGATATTACATCACTGATCAAGTTCACAGCAGTCAATGAACTCAGTCTATCTGGCTGGATCGATGTCAAACTAACAGCCAAGTCCACATTGTTCCGAGATGGTTTTCAAGTTCAGGGTCCAAAGTCTCGCTCATGTGGAAAGGATGGAGTAGTGATGTTCGATGCCGAACCGTGGTCGACGTGTCATACAGAAATTTGGGCGGACTGGCGATCTGTTGTTCCAGGAAAGGATCGCGGGTTAGTTCACCCAACCATCCTATCCTTTGATCTTGAGTGCTACTCTTCCCGTCACATCATCCTACCTCAAGCAATGCCGTCTGCTGAAATAGAGGCAGACAAGATCATACAGGTGATCATGGTTTTCCAAATTCCAGGGGAGAAAGTGAAGAAGATACTCATCTCGCTGATCAGTGACACTGGAGGTAAGTGCCTACCTATAAAGGGAGTGAAGGTATATAATGTATCAACAGAGGCTGGACTTATCGAACTGTTCGCTAGATTAATCACCAAATATGGTACTGATCTTCTCACTGGCTATAACATCATGAAGTTCGATATACCTTACTTGTGGATGCGAGCTGATAAATACTGCCGTTGTACGAGCAAGCTAGCTAAACTGTCTCAGATAGAGGGTTTCAAATGTACTCTGAAGAGCTCACAGTGGTCAAAGGGAGAAGAAGGTAAGGTAAAGTCCACATACCATGACTCAACGTACATCATCATGCCGACTCGGATAACCTTTGATCTGATTGGGCTGATTAAGAGGGACTTTCAACTACCTCGTTACAAACTAGACGACATTGCTCTCAAGGTTATGAAGGAAGGTAAAGTAGACTTGCCAGCAAAGCAACTGTTTGAGAGGTGGGACAGTGGAACTGATGAAGACATGACCGAGATTGGAGTGTACTGTACACAGGATGGCGTTTTGGTCCTTGATATCTTCAATAAGCTAAACGCGTGGATCGCTCTAGTTGAGATGAGTGAGGTTGGGAAGGTTCCTATAGAAGACATCTTTATGAGAGGCCAGGGAATCAAGAACCTCTGTCAATTATATCGAGAGATTAGGGAAGATAACCGAATCAAGGACTATGTCAAGAAGAAGGGATATGACACTGGCGAGAAGAAGGAGAAGTATACGGGAGCTATAGTCCTAAGTCCAACTCCAGGGATGTATAAGAAGGTGCCTGTTCTCGACTTTGCTGGCCTGTATCCGAGTATTATGATCTGGAAGAACATCTGTTTCACTACCATAGTGAGAGATCCATCGATACCCGATGAAGAGTGTAACGTCGTCGAGTGGCCCGAGCACATTGGGTGTGAGCATGATCCGAACAAGCACAAGAATCGAAAGAAGACCTATTTTTGTGGGATTAAGAGACACCGCTTTCACAAGTCACCTATGGGTCTAGTTCCTAGGATGCTAACTCACATCCTTGAAGCGAGGAGTAATGTGAAGACGATGATGAAGACGGCAAAGGACTCTAATGCGTACGATGTATTCAACGGAAGGCAGTTGGCTCTTAAGATCTCAGCCAACTCGGTGTATGGTAACCTCGGTAATCAGACTGGGTTTCTTCCCCTTCCGGAGGGAGCAGAGGCAGTTACTGCTACTGGGAGGATAATGATTGAGAAGTGTGTCGAGTACATTGAAAGTAAATACGATGCAAAGGTGGTTTACGGGGACAGTGTTGCTGGATATACTCCGGTGGTGTTGAAGGTTGGAGGAAAGGTTGTGTTTGGTGCCGTTAGGAAGCTAGGTAAGACTTATGGAGGGGATGTATGGGTTCCTGGGGAGGGAGGTAAGGAGGTATGTGAACTGAATGGGGTATACGCTTGGTCTAGCTATGGATGGACTGAGGTGAAAAGAGTGGTACGTCATGAGTTGGCGTCTCACAAGAAGATGATTAGAGTGAGTACTCACACAGGAATCGTTGATGTGACAGATGATCACTCACTGATCATGGAAGATGGGGAAATGGTATCTCCAAAGAGTATAGATACTGATACGTGTCTCTTACAGAGGAACATTGAGACCTATGTAGCTAATGATCTTCTTGATTCTAAATGGAATGGCACGTTAGTTCTTCATAACCAAACGAAGGCTGTGTGTGCATACTTGACATATATGACAATGGGATATAACGTATCCGTGGCAGATGGAGATGAAGGTCAATACGTTGTGACTTATTCGTACAGTCAGTACAGCACAAAGCCAAATCAGGTAAAGAAGGTAAAGGAGATTGCTTATTCAGGTTATGTCTATGATTTGGCTACTAAGAACCACCAATTCCAAGCTGGGATTGGTAACATCATTGTTCATAACACCGACAGCGTCTTTATTGTCACCAACTCAGTCAAGGGACTGATCACAAAGGATAGAAAGCTTGTAACCAGACGTCGTCCAGGTACCATTCCTGAGATTATTCGGCTGTCATGGCAGATTTCCAACGAGATTACGAAGAAGATCTTCAAACCTCCAGTCAAGCTTGAGTATGAGAAGACGTTCAAGGACATCATCGTCTTCAAGAAGAAGAACTACGCAGGTACTCTCGTCGACGACGAAGGGAACGAGATTAGTATCATGTATAAGGGTATTGTGGTTGTGAGGAACGACAGACCTCGTATACTTAGGAGTATCTATAAGCGTTCCATCGACGACATCCTCCACGGGGCGGGGATTGGCACGATCGTTGATATACTTGCTCCTATCATGCATGCTCTGATGTGTGGGAAAGTCAGCCTAGACGACATAGTCATCTCAAAGTCTGTTGGGAACATAGCCGACTACAAATCAAAGCTTGCTCATGTGGAGATGGCCAAGATTATGATAAAACGAGGTATCGACATCAAGGCCGGAGACAAGGTCCAGTATGTCCTACTCGACGTTCAAGACAAGAATGCCAAACAGTATGACATGGTCGAAGACCCCGAGTTTGTCAAGATCCACCCAGAGCTCGACATCTGCTACACCTACTACATCACTAACCAGATCATCAAGACCTTCAATGAGTTATCAGGGTTAGCATTCAACTGTAAGCTTGCGACACTCTTATATGACATAATGAAGGTAAGAGTAAGGGTGATGCGTGAAATGATGCGTGAGATAACTGGTATACGGACTGTGCAGAGGAGAGTTAGGTTGATTGAGTAAAATGGGTTAAAAGGAAGGATATATAGTATATGAGCGTGATGGAGACTGCATCTGATATCTTGGCGAACGTTGTACCTCCCCAGTCATCGTACTGTATCTCCCTAGAGAATGGGCACACTCGAGCATTGAGTGATATGGTGATGAACAAGTATAAGATGGGGTATATCCATGATCGAATTATTGGAGTTAAAGGTACTAACAGTGTACATGTATCACGGTTGTTTGATCTTGTGACGTATATCTCATGTGATGCTGATGTAAGGGATATGTACTTGGTGATCATGGATGGAGGTGTGGATCCTGCTACGAAGATCTTCCTTACAGACCATCTAGAGCCATACCAACGCTTCAGGATCTGTAACGACTCTAGTCTTCCAAAGAGTGCACTATATGGTACCTTCAGTATTGAGTACACTTCCGAGTCCGATCACAGCTTTACAGTGCATGGTTCAGTTCTATCACAAGAAGAGCGGATGATCGTTTCCCGTGGGAAGTCTGAGTTGAGTATCGGAGATAAGCGTATGGTCGTTAGTGGTACGGGGTATTTCAACCTGTTCAACAAGACTGATGTAGTGAAGGGAGACTAAAATGAACCATCTATCTGTTAATCATCCAATTAACAGAGTTAAAGCAAACAAAATACACTGTATACTCACGCGATGATGTCTGTATATGATATCTTGGAGAGCGTTGTACCTCCACGGCTATCCTACTCGATCTCCCTGGAGAATGGTCATACCCGAGCATCGTTGGATATGGCAATGAACAAGTATAAGATGGGATATCTTCATGATCAAGCTACTGGAACTGCTGGAGTCAATCAGATGAAAGTAAGTAGGATGTTTGATCTTGTGACGTATATTAGTTGTGATGAAGACATTCGGGATGTCCATCTTGTAATCGAAAACGGTGAGGATCGCATGGAGGATCCTCTAAGGATCAAGATCGCCGATCATGTGAAACCATATCAGTACCTCAGGATCTGTGGGGAAAGTAGTTTCCCCAGGTGTGGACCCTATGGTACGGCTATCATTGAATACCTCTCTGAATCAGATCATACATTCTTCATTCATGGATTAGTCCTGGGAAGGAACGAAATGAGGATGGTAACCAGTGCTATGCTTACACTGAGTATTGGACATAAGATGGTGACCATCAGCGATGGAATTGCCAAAGTATTAGACTAAAAATGAATCATCTATCTGTTAACTCTCCAATTAACAGAGTTAAAAGAGTCAATACACATCACAAATGGACCCTTTACCTTCAATTCTCAATCTTGAACAGCCTCAGTCATCATATGACCTTGATCAGAATGGGTTTTGTGATGTGTTCTGTGATATGCTTACTGTTAAGAGTAATGTAGGGTTTATCTACACGCGAACCGAAGGTAAGGAGGGAAACAATAGGGTGAGAGTTAACAGAATGTTCGATCTAATCACACACTTCAAGTGTAATAATGACATTACAGACGTATATCTTGTTATTGAGGGAGATGATATACCTACAACGCGCGTGAAGATAGCTAATACCATTAGACTTCACCTTCGCAAACGCATCTGTGCTTCCAGTATCCCAGTGTGTGCAACCTATCTCGAGAGACTCTTCATTGAGTACACTGCTGAGAATGATCATATATTCACGTTGTTGGGAGCTGTTATAGACGGCAAGTCTCGAGAGGAACTAAAGGAGACACATCTAGCCATCCCGTTAGGGAACACGCATGTCATCTTTGGGTTTGGAGGAGTCAATGTAGAGACGTTTGACTAAAAATGAATCATCTATCTGTTAACTCAACCATTAACAGACAGGATCAATGGAAAAGACGATCCTTCTTTTCGATGTGGATAACACGATCACCCCTCCTCGCCGCCCGATCAGTCAAAGTATGAGGGAGTTTCTTTCCCAGATCCGCGATAGTGTGGATATAGGTATCGTTGGTGGGTCAGACCTCGCAAAGCTCACTGAGCAACTTGGACCTTCCATTCTCCGAGACTTTGACCATGTGTTCCCAGAGAATGGACTGGTTGCATACTCTGGGGAGCGGCAGGTCGGAAAACAGAGCATCGTGAAATATCTCGGGGAGGTGAAACTCCAATCCTTTTTCAACACAGTACTCTGCATTGTCTCACGGAGAGATGTGCCGATAAAGAGGGGAACATTTGTCGAGTTACGAACTGGTCTAATTAACGTAAGTCCTATTGGGCGTGGATGTTCGAATGAGGAGCGAGATGCGTTTGAGGAACTAGACAGGATTCACGGGTTCCGTCAGACGATGATCAACGAACTGAAACGAAGCTTTCCTGACCTATGTTATACTATTGGTGGACAGATCAGCTTTGACGTCACTCCAAAGGGTTGGGACAAGACGTTCTGTCTTCAGTATCTAAATGAGTACAGTAGGATCATCTTCTTTGGTGATAGGACGTATCCTGGAGGTAACGATCACGAGATCTCAGTATCCGACAGGCTATATAGGTCATTTACGGTTAATGGACCAGACATAACACGTCGTATTGTTGAGAGTCTAGATAAGTCTGGAGGGTATTGGTAAACAGGTATAAAGGTATGTATTAACTCCATATAGTCAAGATGGGTAACACACTCGAAGTCGCTGGAACGGTCGATCAACTCCAATGGATGAATAGGGATATCTCAAACTACATTGACGAATCACCTCTTAAGCAGTCTGAGTCCGCAGACCTTGTCTGTAAAGGGAATGCAACTGACCTTGAGTTCTTAGAGAGACAGATGGGATCACGGTCGACGCAACACTCTGAAGACAAATTCGATCGATGGAACCTTTGTTCCTTAGCAAACACTGCATACCTCTCTTTGAACTCTCCAGAACCGTACTGTAGCAGAGCTGAAGAGAGTAGGTCTAGGTTTGTAGACTGGTATAAGAGTCAATAGGTAAACTAACTTACCTTTAGTTTACCTTTTTCTTTGTAGACCTGAGCGTAGGCGCGACCTACGAATGTCACGATTAGGGGTATTCTTCGGCTCAAACGCAAATCGGTCATACCTACCTGTACGCAATGCCCATGTGATGAAATTATCATCATTATATTCAAAAGCGTAGTCAAGTATCTTCATATTCTCATCATGCAATTTGAACACACGTGTTGGTACACCTATCCCCTTTTCATCCATCATCCGTACACAACTAAAGTGACCGTTCTTTGCCGCCTCGAGTCTACTCTTGTACCTATCAATGGGTACTGTGCCCGTTAACGCATACTCCTGATCACAGTCAAAGTGTCTCCTAACGTCTTCAGGGAAATTGATGGTAGATCTTTTGGGTGATGCAGTTCTCCGTGATGTGGCACCAAAATGAGCTGCTAGAGCTCTCTCAAGCGCAACCTTCCTAAGGCCAGTGTACTTTACACCTTCTCTCCTTGCTATCACTATCAACTCTTTGACAGTAGGCATTGTAGATCTACAACGGGTCAATATATTTGAGATAATCAAACTCTCTTTAAAACTGAAAGCCTAATCCCTATTAAAATCCCTTCAACATGAGACAATGTCGATACCACTATACGACGCGATAGCCATCGGAGATTTTCAGACCGTTAAACGGTTATTGGAGAGTACTGATAGAATAAAGGACACTGATAACCAGTATCGTAGACTTATAGACATGACGAAGCGTACAAGTGCACCCTGTACCATCGCAGGTATCAACGGTAAGCTTGAGGTTCTTTCATACCTTATTAACGTTGGTGTTCCATGTAGTGATCATACAACTCTGATGACTTTAGAAGCATGTAGTAGGGTTGGTAAATGCCTTCATCTCTGTATCACTCAAAATAAGTGAACTAACTTACCTTTAGTTCACTAGTTACTTACGTTAGTCATCTACGTTTACGGAGATAGAGAATGACGATTCCAACGATCACTAGAGCAATCAATCCCCAGATCATCGCCTTCTGGATACCAGATAGACTTACGTCTTTGACGTCAGACCGTTCGGTTGTCATCTTCTTATCAGCAGTGCAATCATAGCTGATCCATGCATTGCTCCCAGGGCCCTCTTTAGGATTGACCTTTATCCCACCCTTACAGGTCTCACATAGGTTGAGCTTACCGATGATTTCTGAATCAGTCATATTCACCCCTACATCTCCAATGAGACACTCAAACGTAGACGTCTTCCCATCGTTTCCACAGACCTGTTGAACGTTCATACCTCCTCCAATGTTACTGTTTATGAGATTGAAAATAGTGTTATCAATGATACAGTTGCTCTCCCTACAGTCGTCTTTTACCCATATAGCTCCATCTCGATGACCAGCCTGAATCTTTGACGCCTTGCAGATTGGATCGCACTCTTTAGGGACTTGGCCTTCATACTTACCGTAGTCAGACAATCCAGGGGTATCTTTAAGGAAGCAGCCACAGATGTTCTGAGCGTACTCTTGTCTAGCACCTTCATCGTTCTCGATCAAATCTCGAGATACTCCACCACATACATTCCTGAGAGCGTTATCACATAGACCGGGCCTATCTCCACACAGCGTCTGAAGAGTCTTACCAAAAGGGATCTGTGGAGTTTCAATTATCTTGTGCTTATCAAAGAAAGATGTAACTGCAGTCTCAATTAGATCGTTAGTCTGTTGGGGTGGAGCCACATTGATATAGTCATCACAGGTACTATCCCAAGTGAGTTTACCATCGATGACTGACGGGCAGTGCTCTTTCATGGTCTCTAAGCAGATGTTTGAGCCGACTGAGTATCCAGGAGGGCAGTTGGACACACCCATAGTCTTTCCAGAACAGCAGTCAATCTTGCGATCTGGCTCTTTCGATTCAAGGCCAGCCCAGTCTCTCTGACAGAGCGTGTCTTTAACGTCCGAACCGGGCAGATGGTGGCCAAAACTCACAAAGCCAGGAGGACAGTCCCCTTTACAGTCTGGACAGATGCCAGAGGTTGCTGTAGCTGCCCATCTGGCATCTCCCTTCTTCATCTTAACCATTCCTTGAGAGTCAAATCCCTTACGTTCTCCAATAGTGGCATTGCTATATCTTGGGTATGAGTTGGGTTCAGTTGGAAAGAACCCGACGATCTTTGATTCCTTGCCTCCCATTGTTGTACTATGATGGCTTAATATAATGTATAGACGTATTAAGCGAATCGAAAACGAAAACGTATATGATATGCATCTGTCCATACAGATGGATCGTCTATTTCTAACTTCGTTTGAAAGTAAGATATGGACCACTCTTAGACTGAACGAGTTTGATTTGCCAGGTACACCAAACCCCTTCTTTAATACTGATTACCAAACAAGGATTATCCCTACACGCAGCTATGGTGGATACCTAGAAGATCGATCGCAGATATTACGAGAGTTTGACCGTGATATGAAGAAGATGATCCACGTTGGAGTTGATATAGTGATGCCTGCAGGGACACAGGTGACAGTTCCAAAGGACTGTGTTGTTGTGTTCTCAGAGATTGATATTGATGTGTTCAATGGTTGGGGGAGTCGTATGATCTTTGATCTAGGTAACACCTACTTGATGTATGGTCATTTAACACCAGAATCACTGAAGAACGTTGGTGATCGATGTATTGGAGGTGATTCTGTTGGTGTCCTAGCAGACTCTGAACAGAATGGGGGATGGTTCCCCCACTTGCACGCCCAGTGTATACGGAAAGAGTACTATGAGAGTGTTTGTGACGTATCTCAGATTGATGGCTACACAGAGAGTTGGTTGGAAGCCTTGGCAGTATCGATCGATCCAGTACCGATACTTCTAGGAAAAATGAAAGGTATAGTTGGGAAATGGATATAGATCAGTTCTCAATGCCTCTTGCACGTGCTTGCCAACTGTTCCTCAACAAGGTCCGCAAGGACCCTGAAACCATCCTTGAATGGGATGTGATGCCTGTGTTTAATGCTTTTGGTGGGGGATTTGGAAGTACGCCTGCTCTAGTAAGTGCGTTTGTTAACAATCCCCCGACTAAGGAAGGGTTGGTTCAGTGCGTGAAGGACATCCAAGATAAAGCGTTCCATATGGATCGTGAAACGACTAAGATGTACGAAGACCTAATCCTAACAATCACTGAGTGTGTAACAGTGACGGTAGACGAGGCAGAGATCGCCAAGAAGATTGAAGAGGTGCGAGTCAGTATGCAGGGATTGGCCCCAGCGTTTACTGAGATGATGACTGAAGTGATGGATACAATCAACGCTAACCATCATCAGCTACAGCCGAATGTAGAACCGTGGCATGCCCCAGAGCATATCGACTTCTTTACCGGAGCAGTGGAGACTGTCGAGGAGGTCAACGCAGCTTAGAGTTCCCAGAGAATTACATTAAGTCTCTTAACTTAACCTATTAAGAGATCTAGATTCCATACACCTTCTCCTCAATCCCATTGAAGTTTGCCCCTCGGAGATACCTAATGTTACGCCCATAGACGTCTTTCTCAGCCAGGATCCATGTTGCTTGAGGTTCACGGAACTTCACATACATCTGGTTCTGGTCTGGTCCAAACTTGAGTAGAGACCATCCGATGATAGTGATAAGTCTGTTATCACCTTTCCCATCGTCAACTTGATCGAGAGCATACACTTCAGTTGGTACATGGTTCTTATAGTACTCATATGACTGCTTCTCTCGATGAACAGCGACAACAGGTCGCCCAGTCTTAATCATATGACGTTGGATCGACCTCATGTTGTCCCACATGTATCCGTTAACGTCGGTTGTGGATAGTGGATACCACTCTTCTGTTAAACTGCGTACTCCAGGGACAAGGGTCGCTCCCCTCTGAAAACTGTTCATCTCTGCAGGAGTAAACTTAGCGATGTTATTTGAGCATAGACTCGGTGTAATATCACCCCCAATAACGAAATCGACTGGGATGCCCTCCGAGTCGAGCTTACTGTATTTGGCTGTTGTCTCAGTTGTTACCTCTGTTTCCCTCCTCGCTAGTAGATAATACACTGCGAATACCGTAACAGCTCCGACAATCAAAACGATGAGTGGACTATCCATTGCTGGGCCGTATACTACAGATGTGCAACATATAAACACTTAAAGCATAGGATATAATTAGATATAGATTACGACACATGTCTAAGCAACAACCTCCGACTATTGATGGGATGGACTTTAAGACTGAGTTCTTGAGGACCATAATTGGGGGAAATCTGGGGAGGTTATTTGTGATGTCCGACAATGGGTGGGAGAAGGAAGGGAGGGGGGCGGTGATGTGCATGTTTGGGGTAGACAAGAAGGGGAAACGAGTGCGAGACTCCGAGACTGGACGAGGATCAGACGAGTTTGACTTCACCTATGTAACCGTTTCGAAAGTAAGGGAGATGTGTAGTAGTGCCGACAAACAGTGCATTATTGATGCTACTGAGAAATACAACCACAAGACTGAAGCAATCTTCATCATCATGATCGAAGTTGAAGGACACGAGACACCATTTATCGCTCAGCTCGGTCTACAGAGGAGGGACCCGTGATACTCTTAATCTGATCAGAATTAGATTAAGAACCTAGTTTACACTCTCTATTTGCTTCTTCGTCGTTGTAAGTGTCTTGATGAAGAACTCAACAACCTCGTTGCGTCCATCGTATAGTAGATCGATGGACTTGTTCACTTGACTGATATCACTATCCGTTCTGGATATATCCATGTTTAACCTACGAAGAGCCCTTGTGTGCTCAGTCTTGTTCTGGGGTTCAGACTCCATTAACCGTAGAGTGTCTTGCTTCAGCTTTATGGAAGCAATCTTACTCATCTGATGTCTCGAGAGGTCAGAGTCTAATTTGATAACACCTGCACTCATCTCATCGATCTTATCTTGTATGCAAGATCGAATATCAAGTACGTGGTCGATAAGCTCCTTAACCACATATCCGTCAATCGCTCGGATCCCTATTCCGATGATTGTAGAAGCTGCGCGAACGTAATCCTGAACAACATCAAGGGTGTTTGAAAACACAAAGTCTATCCGAAGTAATGGATACACAGTCTTCTTAGAAGCAAACTGATGTACTTTCTGTTCTCGAGGTACCTCTTTCTTGAGATTGGTGGAGGTTGTGCTTACTGGTTTCGGATGAGCGTAGATCTCCGACATTGGTGTGATCTCTTCAGAAATCTCATCAGGGATAGGAGCGACTCGTTTGGGAGGTGTGACCTTTCGAACCATCCTCTTGACAACCTCCTTGGGCTTTACAACTCGCTTTAGAACCTTCTTCGGAAGTGCAACTGGTTTACTCACCTTGACAACATCCTTAGAGGGGGTGATCTTTACAACTCGCTTTAGAACCTTCTTCGGAGGTGTGGTTTTCTTAGGGGGTGATTCTTCTGGAGCAGGTGTGACTTTCACGCGACGAACTATAGTCTTCTTCAAAACACGTTTGACCTGCTTAGGTGGCTCCACCTCCTCTTCACTCTCCTCCTCTTCACTCTCCTCCTCTTCACTCTTCTCTTCTTCACTCTTCTCTTCTTCACTCTCACTCTCACTCTCACTCTCACTCTCACTCTTCTCTTCCTTCACTACCTCACTCTCCTCTGCTTCACTCTCCTCCTCTTCACTCTCCTCTGCTTCACTCTCTTCGGCTTCACTCTTCTCACCATACTCAACCTCGTCGTCTGATACCTCACCTCCTCCATACATACCAGTTATCTTAAAGACGAGACCGTTCCTCTTCTTGCTGTCTCCGACTATCGTTCGAATGACACTGTCATCAAACTCAATGACTGACTGATCAGCTTCTTGGACTCGGTCGTAGATAGAGTTGAGAGCCTTAAGGTCTTCTCGATGCTCTTCTAAGACTCTCGAATCTTTAATCATATCGATGGAGATTGAAGTTCCACTTAGACAGTTGACTCGTCGGGCTCCAATATCCATAAAGAACACGTCATTAGAAGGTGTGTATACTTCGACAAACTTACACTCGGCTTTGCCGTTGTTATCTACAGTGTAAATATTAGGTACACTATACCCCTTTCCGTTCATAAAGCTCAACAGCTTTTGAGATCCCTTCTCTTTTTGCCCTGACATGATGTTGTGGTTCTAAGGTCTCAATTCATGTTTCTCCTATCCAAGTCTTTAAAAGAGTTAAAGGACAATATATTGATTTGATATACAGGTGCTAATCCAATGGCACAGAGTATTGAATCATTACCAGTTGATCAGACAGCAGCAACTCAAGGAGATGTCCAAACGGTCGATAGAATCATATCGGCGATGGATAAGAATCCAGAGGTTGCCACTGGGATAGCAAAGGAACTAAAGGGTGCAGTGCTACTAACAGTGGTCTTTGTAGTCCTGTCACTTCCCCTGATAGATGGGATGCTTGACGGTATAAGCTTCTTCAAGGATAACAAGGTATCAAAATGGATCTTCAAGGTCATTCTGTTCTTTGTGTTCAGCTATGTGTTGACAAAGTGGTGGATTTAGGGGGGGGGGGGTTGACTAATGGTTAAGTTAGTCAATCCTTTACTGAGAAGACGATGAAGCCATGGAAGCCTATGCTGTTATCCCAGATAGAGTCAACACGTCGAACGACAGGCTCAAACGTCAAACCTTCCTGTTCTGAGAACGTCTGTATCTTAGGATTACATCTCAGGTATGTGTTTAACCTTTTCTTCACTTTCTTTACGCACTCCTTCTCTTCACTCACATAGTTTAGAGAAGCGTTGGCTTTGAATACCTCAAGAACAAGCTCAACTCGGTGAGGTGTGAGGACAATGTCTAAGACACCATCCAATTCAATGCCCTTAAATAGTCGCCGTATGTTGTTGATCTGTCTCAATCCATCAGAGACGGATCCATCAAAACTGTCATTGCATGGTATGAACATAAGTTGATCCATCTCACCTATTACCGTATATAGAGGTTCCTTTTAGGGCTTCATTTGTGGTTAAACCTCGCGCTGATCGTGAGAGGTAGCCATCTCACGATCTCTACTTGTTCCATATACTTCAATTCACAATTCATATTTCTTAGAGTGTGAGTAGTGTTCGTCATCCTCTATAAAATCGTCCTGAGAAGCAAACTTGTGAGGATCAAGAGAGCCAATCTTAGTGGCATTAATTGTACCTGTAACTGTGGGCTGCCCGTTAAAGTATAAAACTGCTCCTTCGGACGCAATGACTCCGATTCCGTTGTTGTGTCCAGACACGTCGTGATTTATGGTAACTGATGAACCTGTATGTGCACAGATCCCATTGTTGTTAGGAAAAGCCTCCGTTCCAATGACAGTGTTCGACACTACGCAGTTTGACCTGTCTGTCAGGCGAACTGCACAACCAGTCGATCCTTGAATTGAACTCCCTGAGATCTTCACAGATGACTGAGACAGCTTGATGCAATCATCTGTAGATCCGTGGATGTGACTGTTAGTGATCACTACACTACTTGATATAGAAGCGCTGATCTTCGCCGACATCACTTGGGAATTCTCCAGTTTAACACTCGAGCACTCCAGATCCAACGTTAGAGTGCCAATATCACACCCAAACAGAACAAGATGTACTCCCAGCTCCAGCTTCATAGTGAAAGATGGAGCTGTTATCCCTTCAATTCTTACACAGTGTGGTCCTTTACTCTCCGCAGGGATGACATCCCCAGCTCTCAGGACCCTTACGGGCTCACTGTGCACAGGTTGAGGTACATTGTTTAGCTTGTGACAGATAGCAAAGCTTGGATTCATCTTAGATCTAATCTTAAACAAGATATAAGTGGGTAGCTCATTGAACACTCTCAGCATGACGAACACCTATAGTGAACAGCTTATTTATAATAGGAACTGAAGGTATAAAGTCCATCTGACTCGATAGATTTCCGACGTCAATGTCAATCACTGTACATCGATCGGAACACTTGTCAATGTTCACTCTTGTTAATTCGGCGACT